TTTTAAAAAGCTCGTACGTATATATATAGGGGTAAACTATCCAACCCTCCCTACAGGCAATATGGAGGGGTATTATTATTTATAATAATACTATTTAATGTAATGAAATTAAATATATATAAAAAGAAAGAAAAAAGGGAGGGTTTGAAAGAATCCGGGGAGGGTTTGAAAAAAGTATCCCTAAGTATCCCTGAAAAAGTGAATTTATGAACGTCCTGGATCTGGCACAAAAAAAAGTGAAGCTTCGCAAGGTCTCAACAACCCGAGGCGGAGAATGGCAAGGGCCCTGCCCCAGCTGTGGTGGACGGGATCGCTTTCATGTCTGGCCGGACCAGAACCAGGGCCAGGGGTCATATTGGTGCCGAGGTTGTGACAAAAAGGGTGACGCTATCCAGTATCTGCGTGATTTTGAGGGAATGAGCTTCCACAGCGCCTGCGATTATCTCAATCTTGAGATACCGAATCACTCCACCGGTATGGGACCGGCACAGCCGCATCCGCAGAGACACGAATTCACCCCGGCACAACACCGGCCACCCGTCGAGCTATGGCAGGAAAAGGCAGAGAAATTCACCGCCTGGGCGCAGGAACACCTCACGCGAAACACAAAAACACTCGAATGGCTGGCCGAACGCGGCATCGATCGCGCCGCCGCCGAACGATATCGCCTGGGATGGAACCCCGGAGAGAAAGGAAAAGACATATACCGCGCCCGCGTCGCCTGGGGCCTCCCTCAAATTCTAAAAGAAAACGGCCGGCCGCGTGTTCTGTGGATCCCCTGCGGCCTGGTCATCCCCGCCATAATAGACGGCATCGTCCACCGGATCAGAATCCGACGGCCTGAAGGAGAACCGCGCTACTATGTCGTTCCCGGATCATCAACTCACACCATGTGCCTGGAGCCGTCACGCCGTGCAGCCGTCATAGTCGAATCCGAGTTGGACGCCCTTGCCGTCGTCACCAGCAACAGTCTTGCCGCGGGAGTGGCCGTCGGGACATCGCACGCCAAGCCCGACGCCGAATCCTACGAGCAACTCAAGAGCTGCCTTCAAATCCTCGTGGCCCTCGACTTCGACAAAGCCGGGATCGGCGCCATGAAGTGGTGGAAAGAACATTTCGATAACTGCGATTACTGGCCCGTGCCTGACGGGAAAGACCCCGGCGATGCCTTTAGGATGGGGATAGACCTTGAAAAGTGGATAAAAGCGGGGCTGCCGCCGGCATTGACAATCGAAGAGGGGACTGTCCCCGGAGAAGACGAGGGCAAAGCACAGGGACATGACCCGATTTCGTCACCTCAAATCGGGATCGTGTCCCCGGAAGTCCGCGAACTTTACGATCTTCTGCGCGGCAACCCGGCAGTGACAATCATAAACCAACCCGGCCGCCTCACCGTCCTGCGCAACGGCAAATACGTCGGCGGCCGGATTAACGAGCTGGTATTCAGGGTGCCGGAAGTAATGGATTATATCCTGACGCACCCGGCGGAGAAAATCACAGGGGAGAATTTTATAAAATGAAAATCGAAAACATTAAAATCAGTGATATCAAACCCTATCCCGGTAACGCGAAGGCGCACCCGCGCGAGCAGATTAAGAAAATTGCGCGGTCGATCCGTGAGTATGGGTTTCAGGTGCCGATCCTACTCGACAAAGACAATGTAATCATCGCCGGTCATGGTCGCCTTCTGGCAGCGCAACAGATCAAGATGAAAACCGTCCCGGCCGTGCGCATGGATCATCTGACAGACACCCAGATCAAGGCATTCCGCCTGATGGACAACCGGTCGAACGAATCCGACTGGCTCCCCGAGGAATTAGCCGCCGAACTCCAAGCCCTCTCCCTCGAGGAATTCGACCTGGAACTGACTGGGTTCGACGGTGTGGAGATTGAGGGCTTGCTTGATATAAAAGACGGCCTGACAGACCCAGACGAAGTGCCGGACATCCCATCAGAACCGATAGCACGGCTCGGTGATATGTGGAAAATGGGGGGGGGTCTTGGACATTACTTAATTTGCGGAGACAGCCGGGAGGAGCGTGTAATGGGTAGATTGATGCGCGATTCCGGGGCCGCCTCGATGGTCTTCACCGATCCGCCCTATAATGTCAATTATGGGACAACCATGAAAGATAAGCTGCGACACAAAGTATCGCCACAAGATGCTGTCCGGAAAATCCTCAATGACAACTTCAAAACAAATAAAGAGTTTTATAATTTTCTATATAGCGCGATAGCAGCATTGCGGCCCCATGTATCTGGAGACGTCTATATATGCATGTCTTCGAGCGAACTTCACACCCTGCAGAGGGCCTTTGTTGATTGTGGCGGTCACTGGTCTGACTTTATCATCTGGGCGAAGAACACCTTCACAATCGGGCGAGCAAATTATCAGCGACAATATGAAGCCATCCTGTATGGGTGGTTTGAAAAGTCCACACACTATTGGTCGGGCGCGAGAAATCTGAGCGATGTTGTCGGGCTCGGTGAATTACAATATGATTATGACGACGTTCCCTTAGTGCGTGTGGAACCAGGCGGTATAGAGAGTGATATATGGGAATATCCCAAGCCCCAAAAAAGTCCGGAACATCCAACCATGAAGCCCGTTGCTCTCTGTGCCCGGGCGGTACAAAACAGCTCAAAACGCAATGATGTGGTGCTGGATACCTTCGGGGGCTCCGGGTCAACTCTCATAGCCTGCGAACAGACCGGGAGATACTGCCGCATCGCTGAACTGGATCCGATTGTCACCCGCTGGGAAAATTTCACGGGAAAAAAGGCGGAACTTATAAAATAAAAAGAGGAAGAATCATGACACAACAATCTCGGAAACTGCGCCTCTCCATACACGGCAGCCGGACATTGACCGATGAACGGGTCAAGATCATTCTCCTGGAAGAGATCGGAAAGTACAACCCGACAACCATTGTCACACATGCCGAACCGGGTGGCGTCTGCGAAGTGGCGCGGAATCTTTGTAAAGAAAGAGCAATTCCACTGAAGCTGCATTTTCTGAACTTCAAATATCTGCGCGGAGCGTTTGAGCATCGAAGCCGCGCCGTCCTGAAAGACTGCGATCACAGCGTTTTCATTCATGACGGAAAGAGCAAGGGTTGCTCTAACGAATTGAAACTCGCAAAGAAGATGGGGCTACCATACACATACCATGAATTGAGCCCGGCGGAATATGACAAGAGCGTTGGATTTGAAATCGAGACCGACTGGGACAAGACGGCCCTGGTGGATGTGGACGAATTCGATATCGCAAATCTGGAGATATCATAAATGGAAAAATCGCGTCTCGACAACCTCCTGAAACAGGCATCAAAAGAAGAGCAACTACAGCTTAAGATATATTACAATGCGTCGATCAAGACGCTGACTGCATATCAGGCCGAATCGACTACCTCGAAGCTGCGAGACCTGCAGAGCGCCGAGACCGCCTTGGAGGAATATGCAGGCAGATTGGAGGAGCGATACCTGCCCGACACGCGGACATTTCCGAATCGTCTCGCGGTGACGAAGTGGCTGAAAGACAATGGCTGGAAGGTGTCGAAGTCGACTGTTTACAACCGGATCGGAAAAGCGAAGCTGTTGTCGCGGGAGGATGGGCTGTTCCACCTGAAGGATGTCAAGAAATATGCCCGAGTGTTCCTGAAGCGGCGGGACACGGGAAAGCGTGTCCAGGACGAGCAGGACGATCTGCAGCGCAGGAAGACACGGCTGGAGGTTGAGAAGCTGGAAATCAGCAATGCTCGCGACCGGCGCAAACAGGAGGTCGAAGAGGGAGAGTATATTCCCAGGGATCAGTTAGAGATCGAGCTGGCCTCCCGGGCGGCGGTTCTGGACGCCGGGATCGCGCATTTCTTCCAGTCGAACGCCGGCGCGTGGATTGACATAGTGAGCGGTGACCAGCGGAAACTCTCCGAGTTGATCGGTATGCTCATGGCCGCGAAGGACGATTTTATGAACCAATACGCCCGGGCGAAGGAGTTCGTGGTGGAGATGGGGGAACAAAGTGAAGGATAAGAACTCACGCAAAGGCGCGGAAAGGGAAAGATAGTGATACCATTTTGTACAGATGTTAATACTGGGGAACATTATTATTTTGCAAAGAAACAGTGGTGCTGGGCCGGGGAAGTGATCTACCTTGAGCATAATTTTCACTGGCTCAAGAGCATATGTACCCGGCATGGAATTGAATACGCTGTGCAAGATAATCAAAGAACAATCCTTTTTACGCATAAATACCATAAGTTCAATACTTTTGGCGAATATGTTGAATTCTTAAATTCATTCTTCCCCATCATTTACAGCCACGAGAAAAAATTAACATGACTCAACCTCTCCCCATAACTATCGATCCCGCCACCCCATGGCTGCCCGACAGTCTCCGGGGCCAGGGTAAGCTGCGCCACCGGTTCAGTTTCACGGCTGCGGAGAGGAGAATCTTCCGGAAGAAAAAGAAGATCCCGGTCTCCGAGTGGGCGGAGAAGCATCGCTATGTCACCATGAGCGCCCTGCCTGGTCCCTGGCGGAACGAGATCACGCCGTATCTGTCCGGGATCATGGATGCCTCATTCCACTCCGCCGTTCAGACCGTTATTGTCTGCAAGGCCCCGCAGGTGGGCTGCACAGAGGCGATATTAAACTGCATCGGCTATGCCGCGGATCGTGACCCCGGCCCCGTGCTGGCGGTCTATCCCGACGAGAAGACCGCGCGAGAGAACTCACAGGATCGCATTCTTCCGATGCTGGAAACATCGCCGCGGCTTCGATCACTGCTTACCGGCGCGGAGGATGACAAGGCCGCGCTCCGCATCAAATTGAAACACATGATCATGTATATGGCCTGGGCAACGTCTGCCTCGCGCCTGGCAAACAAGCCAATCCGGTATGCCGTCCTCGATGAGCTGGATAAATACCCGAAAACTGCCGGCAAGCGTGAAGCCGCTCCAGAGGCCCTTGCGGAGATCCGGACGACGACGTATCGCTGGAACCGGAAGATCTGGAAGATATCCACGCCAACGATCGAGACGGCCCCCATCTGGAGAGCGTTGACGCAAGAGGCACAGGTTATTTTTGATTACTGGGTGCGCTGTCCGCTGTGTGGTGAGATGCAGTTGATGCGGTTTTCGCGGGAGACGTTCCGGTGGCCGAGGGAAGAGAAGAAACAGGGATCGGAGGGGACTGTCCCGGAATTTTCCGCTCCATCAGGAAAACCCGGGACTGTCCCCGGAAAAACAGAGACTCATTCGCTGGACCCGGAGAAGATCGAAGCAGAGGGGCTTGCCTGGTACGAGTGCGAACACTGCCATGGCCGCTGGAACGACACCCTGCGTGATCAGGCGGTCCGCGCCGGCGAGTGGCGGGAACGTCTGACCGACAAACAAATCTCGGCCGGCGAAACCGCGATGGAGCTCTTTGACTATCTCGGCACACACCGTCCCCGCAAGATCGGCTTCCATATCCCGTCATGGATCTCGTATTTCGTTTCACTATCGGAAGTCGCGGCGGCTTTCCTGAAGGGCCAGCATAGCCTCGAAGATTTTAAGAATTACAAGAATAAACACGAAGCGGCTCCCTGGAAGCAGATTGTTGTGTCGGCCGATGAAGGGCACATTTTGAAGGCCCGCTGTGATCTTCCGGCACAGACCGTCCCACAGGAAGCCCGGGCGCTTATGTGTGGAATCGATGTCCAGAAATATGGATTCTGGTTTGTCGTCCGTGCGTTCGCGCCGGACTTCACCTCGTGGCTGATCCATTATGGATTTTTGGGTACATGGGGGGACGTGGAGCAGTTGTTGTTTGAGACGGAATACCCGGCGGCAGAGGGTGGAAAAACAATGCGGATCGCCCGCGCCTGTGTGGATACCGGCGGCGGGAAGAAATACCAGGGCATGTCGATGACCGAGGAGACATACTGGTGGCTGCGAGATAACTCCGCCGGTCGTGGGGCCCGTGTCTGGGGGACGAAGGGATCCAGCCGGGCATTAGCCGGCAAACTCCAGCTGGGCAAACCCCTGGACAAGACGCCCTCCGGCAAACCGCTTCCCGGCGGCCTGCGGATCATCTCCGTCGATACCGAGAAGATGAAGGACGCCTATCATTACCACCTGAACCGTGCAATCGAGGGCCTTCCCCAGGGCGCATATCTCCACGCCGAAACGGGCGGCGATTATGCCGATCAGATCCTGGCGGAGGAAAAACAGATCACGGAACGCGGCATAGAGGAATGGGTGCAGATCCGCGTGGACAACCATCTGTTCGACTGCGAATGTCTGGCCATGCTCTGTGCTGATCCGGAGTTCCCCGGCGGCGGGATCAACCTGCTGAGACAGAAAGCACAAGGAGCCGCGACAGGCCGGCGGGTTATATCGAAAGGATTGTAATGGCGCAGAAGACCAGCACAAAAGTGTTATGGACAATTCGGAGGATATGCGATTATTATGAAATATCGCAGGCCCTTTTCTATCGGCTGGTGAAGACCGGCAAGTTTCCCGCGACAATCATAGAGGGAAAGTGGTGCGCTCACATCGATAACATCGATGAGTTCTTCCGCAGCGTCACCCGAACCCCGCCCAAAAATCCCGACGAGGACGCAGAGTGATGCGCGTGACCGCCGGGGACAATCCCCAAAACCCAAAATTAAAAGGCCCCTTCCCGAGGGGCCTTTTTGGCCTTCCATGCACATCTGAAAAACCTTGTCAAGCCCCTTTTTTGTATCAGGAGAGGTCTATTTTGTATCAGGAGACCCTATTCCTGCATTTGTCAAAAACCCGGGGTTATAATCCCCTCATGAAAAAATCTTAAAAAATAACATTCTTGTTTTGTGAAATCGAGGGGGGATTTTCTAAAATCTCCCCGCTTCGAGAGGAAAATCTCGGGAGAGATAAGTGGCGATT